GAGCTTGTGTAAACAATATCAAAGTTACCAAATAAATCTGCAACTGGAAAAGCTGCATTGCATTGAATTTCATAGATAACATTTGGGTCATCTATGATAAAAGCAATAATGTCAGAAGCATTAGTGCTTGCAGGATAGAAATTACTAAATTTCTGTTCCTTAGTTGTTGGGTCAGTATACTGAACACCATTGAATACGCCTACAATAGGAACTGTACCACCATCAGCGTGTACTTCAACAGTACCACCAGTGACTTGAGCTACCATGTCACCCTGAAAGATTGATGTTCCATAATTTGCAGCGATCCTATATCGGCTTTGTCCACCAGTAAAAGGCATACCACCTATTCTACCTACAGGACGCATACCAAAAGCGGCATCTTGATTTGCCATAATTGATCTCCTTATTTATCATCATTTAAATTTCGGTTTATCCCAAAGGAAACATTGCTGTTTCTTTGAGGTTTTAGTTTTGGCATGACAGGATTATTTTCTCTCATCCAATCACGATCTACCGCATCCATTTGAGTTTGCGTCTTATTTTCAAAATATTGCTTACGTTGTTCTACAATTTCATTTGGAACTCTTGCAAGTAATAATCCACCAGTGCCTATGACACCTGCATTTTTACCTTCATCAATTACAGGAGCATCAAAATCTGGATACTCATCTGCTTTAACAAGTTCATAACCTTCACGTCTTCTTTTGTGAATATTGTTTTTGTCGTCATATTCCATGACGGATTCTCTTATCCACCTATGAGTGTAACCAATAGGAGGTTCGGGAGCATCAAGTGCAGATGGTGGCTTCCAATCTTGTAACCGCTCTGTTTTTTCACGAGATTGCGAATCTCGGCTTTTTCTATCTAAATCAGCCATCATGTTCTCCTTGACTCTATTTTGGCAACTTCTTTTGCATATCTTTCAAGAGGAATATTCATCTTTTTTGCAAAGGCTACCTGACCTGGTGATAATTCCACCGTTTTTTTCCGCCCTGATTTTACAGCCCGTCCATTGGACGTTGCAGGAGCAACAGCTTGGGCGTTTTGCCGTTTCTCCTGAAACTTGTTTGGAAAACTATCTCTCATACGCTTGTCTATTTCAGCGTAATATTCATCAGATGTTGGATCAAAACCCTCTGAACCAACTAACTGTTGATGTAATCCTTGAGCAGCACCTGTCATAACCATGTCTGTTCCAAACCAAGTATTTGATTTCATCCATGTTTGCAACTTTGGATCAAGGTCTTCTACTTTAGGTGCTTGTTGTTTTTGAGCTTCTTCTTTTTTTTCTACTGGTTGTTGAGCGTCTTGTTCAGCTCTAGCTTTTTGTATTCTAAGTCTTTCTTTTTCTATAGCTAATTTTGCCATAACATCTTGAGCTTCAGCCATTTTATCTGAATCACCAGCTTCATAAGCTTCTTTAAACAATCTTTTAGCTTGTTCAGTTTGACTATCAACACGAGTGCCGTATTCGTTAATATAACCTTTATCTAAATTGTTTAACTTGGCAGTAAGGTTCTCATTTTCTTTTTTTTGTTTTTGTGCATATTCTAAAGCTGCTTGAGCTTCTTCTAACGCTTGTTTTCTTTGAGCTGTAAGTTGATTAATTCTTTTTTGAACTTTTTCACTATAATCTTCATGCTCATCAGATTGTTCTTGAACATTTGTTCGGGTTTCTTCTTTTTCTTGAACAACTGGTATCTCAGGTTGAGATGTTTGTTGCTCTACTTCTTCTACATCTACAGAAACAATTTCGTTTTCTTGCACTGCGTTTTGATTTTCTACGTTCATTTTTATTCTCCAATTCTTTTATACATAGGAAATATCACTTGGGTCAAGTATTGTTGCGATAATATTGTCATCATTTATCAATCTTACCTCTAAATTCTCAACTTTAAAGCGATTTCCAGAGTATCTTCCCATAAGCACCCAACTTTTCTCTTTGCACCAAGCACCTGTTGGGAATTTCCCAACATCTGTATAAGCATCTGGTCCTAGTTTTACAACATATGCTGCCACAGTTGCAAAACTTTCACGATCTCGTGTCGCATCAGGTATGAATATACCAGCTTTAGTTTGTGACTTCATATAGTAAGGTATAACAAGTATTCTGTACCCTACTGGTTGTGGAAGCCTTTCTAAGGCAGAGGGTTCTAATTTGGAAGGGTCTTTAGAATTTGGATTGTCTTCTAATTTAGGAAAACCTTTTTTAATAGCTTCAGGCACTTCCATTGTTGCTGCTTTTTTACGTGCATTAGCAAATCTTTCTGGCACGAATAGTTTTTTAGCCATCTTCTAGCTCTATTCCTTTCATCGTGGCTTTAATTTCTTCCTCAGCGTAGGTCATGCCACGTATTTGACCTACAATGAACCGATAGTCCTCTATGGATTCTACCGTACCATTAGAGAGCGTAATCATAAAATCTTGTTTACGTTCTCTTATGTTCTTTAACAAATGTTCAGCTAATTTTATTCCGTCCACTTTTTTTCCTTATAGCTTCTTTTCCTCTTTTGAAGATGCCTGCAACTTGGGATTTACCCATAACTTTTGCTCTTTGTTCTCCAACGGTGAGGATTTGAATTTTTCTTGCATACGGTTTATTGATTTTTTTAACCTTTGCAACTGTTGCTCTTGCGTCAGATGGAGTTGCAAATTTGATGCTAACAGTGTCTTTAGGATTTTCATCCGTGTATAAACGTCTGCCACTTCCTTTAGGTTTTTTACCTGTTCCTACTTTTGGGTCTTTTCTTTTTGCCATTGTTAATAATACTTTTTAATGTTTTTGCTTGTGCAGCGTGTGTTTTAGATGCTTTGCTTAAACCTTTAATTACTTTTTTTATTTTTCTAAGAACCATTATTTACCTTTCTTGCTAAATAATTGCAAACCTTGTTTACCAAACCGATACCCAAATGAGCTTCCTATTACAATGTAAAGCATATGATGAAACCAATCAGGTGTGTGTTGATCTAAAAATATAAAACCTTCTTTAACATATTCTTGAGTCCAAGGCAGGAAACACGCTGTTAGGACGGCTATAAACCAAAGTGACCACGCTTCATCTTTCCAACTTTCACCCATCTGATTTGTCAGAGCTTGCTCATTAAGAAAACTAGATGTAGCTTCTGTCTCATAGACCTTAGCTTCCGCTCTGGCTTTAGCTACTTTTACTTCTGTTTCTGCTTTCGCTTTATCTACTCGACCTTGTAACCATGTTCCAGCAAGGCTACTTATAGGTCCTATTATGCTTCCTAACATTTTATTCTCCTATTTTGGTGGGGGGATTTATCTGCAAAAAAAAATTTTATCACATTTTGTTTAACAATAATTAAAGGAGCCTTTCTTTAGTTAAAGTTAAAAGAAACAGACACCCCCCATAAAATTAACATTTCCATCTTCTTCTTGCTTGTCGTAAACGACTATTTGGATTTGCAGCAGCTTTCGGAAACTTCTTCATCTGTCCTGCACTTCTTGCACAAAATGATTTACGTCTTTTGGCGGCTTTACTACCTGGTTTTACTTTTCCTGTTACGGCAGTTTTTAACTTACTGCCAGGATTATCTCTTCTATACCTAGCAACTCCCGCTTTCGTCATGCCAGCACCAGATTTAGTAGAACGAAAATATTTTTTGGTTTTTGGTGGTTGTTTATCTCTTTTTCGTGCCACTTTTTTTTCTCCTAGCCGCTTCTACTCTTCTTGGTTTACCTGCTGGTTGACCTAATCTTTTCTTTTGAGCAATTCTTTTCGCTTTTTCAGAGCTAGACATCTCTCCCGCAGTTTTTGGGGTTTTAGCAGATATCCTCTTTGAGGGGCGACAATATGGAGTACCCCGTTTCTCACCTTTGCGTCTCCCACAAGCCTTCCCCGTGCGGACATCTTTCCAATCCTCCTTAAACCATCTCTTTAACGCTAAACCAGCTTTTGTTTTGCGTACAGCCATCAAAAAGTCCTAGTACGTTTTCGCCTTGCATTTTGAACTTGACCACAACCTCTAGCAATAAATCCACCTTTAGCCATCTTAACAACGCCACCAATAGCTTTCTTTTTTGCTTTTTTAGAAGATTTACCGTAATTAGCCGCACCAACTTTTCTACATTTAGCAATAGCTCCTGAAGCATATGCTGATGGAAAAACCCTATATCTAGCTTTTACTTTATGATAACAAGCGTCTTTTGGCATAACTACCCCTTTATTGTTTTAGTAATCCATAAAAATATTGCATATACAACTAAACCATATACTGTTGCAATTCCAATATCAACTAAATGTTCACGCATATGATAGATGAATTGAATACCAGCTTCAACATCACTGCCACCACCTTCGTTAAAATTAACTGTTTTAGTTAAATTTTCTACATCACTTATTGTTTGTTCCATCATTTTTTCTTACTCTTTTTTCGGAACTGATTTAGGAACGCAATAAGCCTTAACCCAAATTTTGCTATCCCCTGCGAGGGAAGGGTCATAGTTTTGCGACCTAATTTTCTGTGCAATTCTAAGACACGCATCCAAATCACTGAAGTAGACACTTTCTTGAACCGTTCCTGATAAAAATACGACTAAAAGCCATGTCATTTACCATTTTCTTTCGACCTTGTAAAAGCTGTTGTACCCATAAATGTAGCAACGATACCTAAATTTGCCACAACATAAGTTGAAAGTAAAGCTGTGACCATCTCAACTCGTGCATCTGGTATCACTGGTGACATAACTAATACTATTAAAATAATAGATGATACAGATGATACCCAACAAAGCATACGTTGTTGGTCTTGCATCTTATCAGAGTTCTCAAGTCGTATCATATGTTCAGATCGTGACAGCTCCTCATCACTTACAATGCCGTCACCATCTAAATCAAATTGTTCGTATTGACTGCCTTTTTGTAATTTTTTGCTCATTTAAAACTGTCCTTTATACTTCTTATCACGTTTTTAAGAGTAAATGGTTTTTCATTAGGTCTATATTTACACTGTATCTCTCGTGGACATTCACCTGCACCAATTGGTACAAATTCATTCCACTGTGTATAGTTCGCACCTACATAAACACAAACTCTTGTTTTATCTTCTAACAGTTGTTTTGCTAATCTGCAAGTCGTATGCTCTTTATCTCTAGCAAATACTACAATTGCTAAAATAGAAAAAACACATACAAATAAAAGTAAATAATATATTAAACTATATAACATTATCTTGACGTAACTGCTACAGACACAAACCAAATACCCCAAAAAATACAAGCACAACCTACAAACAAAGCGATACCAATGATGGTGTAATCTCTCATTTTTCTTTTTTGTTCTTCAATAGCGTATACAGCTTCTTGTCGTTGACGACGTATACGACCTTCTTCTTTCAGTAAGTTCTCCCATCCTGCCATGCCATAATGACCTATGATCCAGTTTTTAAGTTCTTCTCTTTGTTTTTGTATTTGTAATTTTGCTGAATAACTTTTAAGAGCAACTTCTTCTATAGAGCCGTTAAATAATTTATCGAATGTTGAGGGATTATTAGAGTTTTTGTTGATGTTATCAATGTCTGATACAGCACCCATCCATTTTCCAAGACTTTCAGAAATCTCTTCAAATTCTCTTCCTGCTTGAACTAATCGTTTGACTTGTCCATATGCCGCACTTGCTGCACTGACGGCTGTGGTTAAGGTTAATGGGTCAATCATTTATAAATACTTTGTTTGTTTTACTCTACTAACTATTCCCCCCTTGTTAAATCTAAAACCCATTTGTCCTGTAAATGGGTCAATATCATATTTTACTTTTCTTTTTTTATTTAGCCTAGCATTTTCAACACCTCTTTGATAAGCAGCTCTTTGTGCTGGTGTCATACCAGCTAAAAACTTTAATGCTTCATCATGAGTTAAAAATCCTTTTCTACGCTTTGGCATTAGAAAGTACCTTTATACCTCTTGCCTGTCATTTGTGCAGATGTTCCACCCTTTACAAGACCACCCTTTTTCATACCTAACATTTTTGCAATTTTATTTCTGTCTGCATCAGAAATACCTCTTCCAGACTCTTTACCCATCATTTGATTTATTTTTTCACGATCTGCATCAGATATACTTTTACCAGATTCTTGAATAAAAAGTCGTTTTACTTTTTTTCGATCTGCATTAGAAATGTTGTTGCCAGATTCATTTTTTGAACTTGTAACTTTACCACCTCTTCTCATGAAGCCCATCTTGTTACGAACTTCAGTTGGTAGTTTTTTTAAACCTTTATTGCCTTCAGGAACTGGCTTTAGTTTTTTTCCCATTTGACTCTCCTTTTTTTGGTCTACCTTTTTTCTTTGAAACAGCTTTAGGTGTAGCTTTTACCTCACCACTGTCAACTACTTTTTCAACCTTTGGTTCTTTTACTTCTTTAAATACTGGTTCAGGATTATTAGCTTTCTCTTTAGCCTTTCTTCTCTCAACCTTTTTTTCTTTCTCTACTTGATATATTTTTTCTCTAATAGAACTTACCAATTTAGTTTCTCCTATTGTTGTTAGCATTAGCAATATCTCTTTGAGCTTGGATACGCTCTTCTGCAATACGTGTTTTATCATCTAAAGCCTCTTGTGAAATGTCAATCCTTTGTTGGTCAACTAATCGTTGATTTCTTTCTTTTTGTTTTTCAAACTCTTGTTTTTGTTCAAATTCTTCTTGTCTTCTTTGTATATCAGCACCTTTTAGTGATATTTCTTGTTGCCTTAATGCAACTAATGGGTCTGTACTACTATCAGGTTCTAATGTTTGTGCATACTTTTCTGTTAATTCACCAATGATTACAGCGGCACGACTTTGTATTTGATCGTTCATCTCTTGCATCATCTGTGGATTTTGTTGCATCATCATCTGTTGTTGTGGAGGTATACTAGCCATAATTTCTTGTTGTGCCATAGCTTCAGCCATCATACCTATATGTTCTTGTATATGACCTTGTAATGTCATAACTATTGTTGCATTTGCTTGTGCAACAGGTGTTGATAATATAGCTAAATGAGCTTCAATATGAGCTTCATGGTTTTGTTGTGGAAATGCTTGTAACCTTTGACCACGCATAGCTTCTTGATTTTCTCTAGCAGGATTAACTGGTTGTGGTTGTGGCGGTCTAGGTAAAACTTGATCTACATTCGACACACCTAATGCTTCGTACATTTTACGATATGCTTGATATAAACCTTGTGGCCCACCGTGTATTTCAGGATTACTTTGTGCCAACTGTAACTGTGTTTGAGCTAATGCAATACGTTGTGACATAGAAAAAATGTTCGGATCACTGACAGGTAAAACATCAATACGATCATCAAAGTCTGCTGCCTTTATTATAGGCGGTAATCCTGTTTGATATGGATATGGTGCAGGATTATCTCTAAATATGTTTGCTAATAATTTAAATTCTTGTTTTTGTGAGTAATGCAATCTTTTATGAATAGCACTCATAACCTTCGTGCCACGTTCCATGATAGCCATTGTCGTGCCAACAGGTGTTTCTCCACCCATCTCACTGATCTTCATATCAGCCATAGAAGCGAAACGTCTGCCAGAGTCTACTAGAGTACCCAACAATGAATACAACGTGTTTGACGGCTCTTTAAACGGCAATGCCATCAATGATTGACGTATATCCATACCTGCAACATCAATATCTCTAAACTCACCAGGGGCAAGAGGTGAGTCTTCATCTCTTATTCTAGCTCCTCGTGCCTTAAATCCTGCAGGAAGATTACTTAATGTACCTGCATCAATTAATTGTCTAAGTAAACTTGTTGATGCTTTGGCAAGACCACCCATCATATGTGTTAAGCCAAATCCATAAAATCCAAGACCAGGCAAAAATTTGTAATGCACAAAGAATTGTTTCTTTCGCATTAGTAAATCTTGTTGATCGTAATTACGTCTTATAGATAGTATTTCACCTGTCTTTTCGAGCATAGAAACAATATATGGATATTTTAATCCTGTCTCTTCACCACTTTCATCTCTATCTTCAAAACCTTTTATTTCTAAATTTGTATGTATTTCATGTATTACAATATCTTCATCATAACCAGATGGTGTCATACCATCTACACGTCCTAATTGATCTTTTATCTCATCATAAGATGACTCATCAGAGCCTGATGTAGGTAAATCAACATCTTTGTAAAATTTAGTGAGTTGTAGTTTAAGAATATCGTTTTTACTCATAGTTACTACATGAGTTACACGTGAAGCTGTCAGTAAATCTGTAGCAGAATATGGTACGATTATATCTTCCGCATGGACAAACTTACTAACAGCTCTTTGTAATAACGGATCAAAATATATTTTTTTAAATGTTGAACCAACAATAGGAAGATAAAATAACATTTGATCGAGTTCTGGATCAAACTCTTCCATGTTATTGACTATTTCGTAGTTCATGTAATCTTTAACACGTTCAGCTTGTGCGATAACATCTGGTGTTTCTTGACCAACTATTTGCACTCTTACAGGTCCACCAGCAGGCAACAACTCACGATATGCTTGTGCTTGAAATTGTGTAATAGATTCAGAAAGCAACGGATGTATTACACCTGTCGCACCCTCAAAAGGTTCTGTTCTATCTTCGTAATTAATACCTAATAATTCTAAACCTGATTTATATATCTGCTCCCACTCTTCTCTTGATGATAAATCATCACGAATAGATTGTTTTAAATCAGAAGAAATAACTCCTAATTCACCTTCATCTATAAATTCTGCTAAATTAGCATCAAAAGGGATTTGATCTACTGGCATTGGTTGTTCTTCAGGTAACTCACCAACAATAGCTGCACCACTCTCAAGCTCTGTTACATTTGGTACAATAGGTGATTCAACTACATCTATCTCTTCAGGTAGTCCTTGTGTCTCTTCTACAGGACCACCTGGCCCTAAAGGAATTTCAGCCATTTCTTACTTCTCCTAAATCTAATACATTGATACCATTTAATGAACCTACAAGTCCACCAAATTTATATCCTTTAACAGACTTGCCCTTTAAATTTGGATCAGTTTCTATTATTTTATGTTGATCACCGTATCTATTATGACCAATACCTTTTGTATTCCAACCTCTCCATTCAATAGTGTCAACATCCTTACCAGTTTCTTTTGCAACTTTTGCAATTTGATTCATAACAACATCTTCGTAAAATCTTTGTACTTTTTCACTTGATCTGTTTGCTGACATATAAGCTCCTGGATTTGGAACAACAACACCATCTAAATCTAAATCTGCAGCCAACCTTAAATAATCTCTCATAATTATTTTTACCCATTCTTTTGAGTCTGAAAATGGTTGATACTCTGGTCCTTCTTTTGCTCCACGCAATCTTACTCTTGCTTTATCTCTTAAAAAAGTTTGCTTTACGAGATTCTTTATTAAAGGGTCTTTTATATCATCTTCATTTAATATATCTATAAAATCTGATTTAGTTAATTGTTTTGCAATTAAGCCTGATTTTTTTCTATATCTATTAGCAAAACGGTCATGGAGAAAAGTTGTTAATTGTCTTGACAATGTAGGTCCTAATTCAAATGTAGTAAAAATCTCTGATTCACCTTTTTCAAAAGTGTATTTATCTGCAAGGTCTTGGTATCCTTGGCTCAAATATTCTTGCTTTTTATTTTTCACATGATTGGATATTGCTTGATCAGTATTTTCTTTTAATCCTGGAATATTTTCATGTAAAAATTGTAATATTTTTGCTTGATTTTTAAGGTTTAAACTTCTGAATCTTGCTTCAGGTTCATAATTATTTACCCTTTCACCTAAATACTTTAAAGTGTCTTCAGGTTTTTCAAACCTTTGATAATAGGTACTCATCCAATCATCACTAAGTGTGTCTATATTTGGTAATTGTTCGTTTATATTTAATTTTTTACTTGGTTTAATAAGATTACTTATCGGTTCAAGATTAGCTTCACTTTGTATTTTATTACTAAATTCAATCATTTTGTTAACAAAATTTATATCTGCTGTTAATGGTCCAATATTGTCAAAAAGACTTCTTATTTCACCAGCTCTCGCTGGATTTATTTCATCAGAACCAACAAATTTTGAATAAGTATTAAAAAATTCTAAACTTTTTTCTATCATATCACGATTTAAAAATCTATTTCCTATTCCATAATCGTATCCGTCATAACCAAAAATTTCTCTCATCGTCAAAATAAATTTTTCTGCTTCTGGTGGAACTCTGACATCCTTAAAAATTAACGGCAAAGCACTTTTAAATGATTCATTGTCAAGTGGTTTTTCTAATCTATTATTTACTATCTTTGCAACTTTAGAAAAACTTTTGGAATTAAGTTCTACATATTTATTTAACCCGTCTTTTTTTGATTTTAATCGTGTGTTGTAATCTGGTTCTGTACCATCTGATCTGCTATAAATTAATAAATCATTTTCTTTAATAATTTCATTAGACTTATCTATTTCATCAAAGATTTTTCTAATATCTGGACTAAACATTTGTCTATTGGTTTTTGTTTCATCAAACAGAAATTGTTTAAAATCAATATCTGTTTCTATATTATCTCTTTTATTTTCAAGTTCTTTAATTAACTGTGCATCTAACTCTTCATTTCCAGTTTGGATTCTAAAACCACTACCAGGTCTTTTTTTAGTTCCAATAATATCTCCAAAAAAATCAGTTTGCCATTCTTCAGGAACAATATATTTTTTACCTGTTCTAGGATGTTGTCTAATAGAGAATCTTGAATGAGCTAATCTTGATTTATCTAATGGTAAAATTCTTGTTTCGTGACTTTCACTTGTTTTTTTACCACTTTTTGAATTTATAGTTAAAAAACCATAATCTATTTCTTCTGTATCTGCACCTGGTATTCTTTGTGATGTTTCAAAAATACGAGGAAAACCATTACCCGCTTCTACTTGTTCTGTTGCAGCTCCAGAAATGATAGCTTGATATTGGTCTTCACTAACACCATATAATTTTGCTGCTTCTGCAAACGGTAATGATCTGTTTATAATGTCATCATACGCAACTATTCTACTATCAATGTCACTTTTAAATATTGAAGAGGTAACGACTTTATTATTATTTCTAGTCATATCAATACTTTTTTTAGTATTGGTATTAACTAAATGATTGCCTGGCACTCCTTCATAATTTTTATTGAATGAAATTATATCATCACTGTTTTCAAATTCTAGTAAACCAGTATCTTGTAATTCCTTTTTAGAAATTCCACCAAAATCTTTTAATCTTTTAATTAAATCTCTGCCTTTTAGTCCATTTGGATTATTTTTTAAAATATTTGTAGCTACAATTTCTGCGTTAAAGTGCACAGGTCTTGTTTTAACTAAATCAGAATAAATATTACCTGGATCATCGTGAATAGATTTCACACCATAATTTAATTCAGGATAAGTAGAGTCCGTTACATCTAAAAAATCTATGTCAAGTTTTGATTGATCTACAGGTACATTTTTAACTTTTTTTTGATTGATTAATTCTATGTCTAATTCAGAAGCATCAACTAATTTTTTCTGTCTAGCTTGTCTAGCTGCATCCAAACTATTTTCTAATATTTGCAAATTTGATAATATTTCAGCTTGAGCCGCATCTAAATTAGGTGTTCTTCCTTCTCTATAATTCCTACTTCTTTGTAAAAAATTTGAAGCTGCCATTATGCCATCATTTCTAAATTCATCACCAGGCAATTTTTTTAAATTTTTTAATTTTCCAGCTTGTGTCAATAAACCTACGGGAAATAAAATTTCACCAGCCATTTGACTCGGATCGCTTGCATCAGATGGAATACCAAATTTATTTAATAATTGATCAAATTTTTCTCTGCCTGCTTTTTCAGAGAAAAAATCTGCTATAGGTGAACTAAATTCTGCTACTTTAGAAATAGGTTTTGGTGCATAATCAACAGCTAAATCTGTTATTAATTTGTTTAAATCAAATAAATCTGATGGTAATGCTGGAATACTTGTTGCTAAACCTAATCCAAATTTAGGACCTTCTTGTTTAACGGCTTTTCCTAAACCTTGGGGTAAACCTAAAACTATATCTTGTGCAAATCCTTCTGGTGCAGGAGATGCTTTACCTTCTTCATCAATAGTGCCAGCTATTGTTGCTTCTGGAGATTGTGCAAAGGATGAAACAATATTTGATAAATCAAAAATATCTTCAAATTTCATTAATAATACTCTCTTTTTTCTCGATAGTATTCATCTTCTTCATAGTCGCTTGGAGTGATGATAAACCCTCCTTGACGAAAACGCAAGATAGCTTGTGTCATACTATCAGCTAAATCGTCATATTCACCATTTGGAAACGCTGCACATTCTTCTACAACTTCGTCTGCAAACTGTGTGTCAGGTCGCCAAACCATGCCACTTTCAAAGACAGGAGCACAAGAGTTCATACGTGTAAACTTATCTGCACCCCTACTTGGCGTAAAAGGCGTGACAGGAATACCCATACGTCTTAACTCATGTGTCAATGGTGTGCCTGTCGCTTTTTGTTCAATTAACACCATATCGGGATCATATTCAGTATATAATCTATGAGCAACATCCTTTAATTCAGGGAAATCCCAACGCCCTCTTTGTGCGTCAAGTAGAATGATAGCTTCACTTTCACCCTCAATTGGATTGAATATACCCCAAGTTGTTATTGCAGAAAAGTCAGCTCTTTCAGATTTACTGTATGCAGTATCATAAGATTGTATGATATAACTAACCTGTGGTGGATCATCGTTCTCCCAGATGTTCCACCACTCCCTTTTAATGATCGCACCTTCTTCAGCAGTGGGATTCTGCAAGTATTGTGCGTTCCATTTGGCTACAGGGATTGATGAACGTACAGCTTCTAACTCTTCTTTCTTCCAATATTCAGGCCATAATACGTTATCTGTTTCGGGGAATATCGCAGGAAACTCTACAACTTCCCACTGATCTGCACCACCCTCTGCCTGTTTTTTCAAAACTTTTGCAGTCAAATCACGAATACTCCACCGTGTCATGACAATAATAATTGAACCACCTGGCTGAAGTCTTTGTCTAGGTCCAGAGGTATACCATTCATAAATATTGTCCAAAGCAGAAGGACTTAACGCATCTTGTTCAGAAACTGGATCATCAATGATAAGTAAATCAGCACCACGACCTGCCAACGCACCACCGACACCAACGGCATAATACTCACCGCCTTTATTTGTAGACCAACGACCAGATGCTTTGGCATCAGATGCTAAACTTATCTCTGGAAAAATATCTTTAAAATCTTCACTATCAATCAAGTTTTTAACTTTACGACCAAAACCTACAGCCAACTCAGAGGTGTGTGTCGCTTGTATAATCTTGCTTGTCGGTTTACGACCCATCATCCAAGTTGGAAATAAATAACTTGCAAACTCAGATTTGGTGTGTCGTGGCGGCATATTGACAATCAGACGTGTTGACTTGCCATCTGCGACATTCTGTAACTTCTCTGCATATATCTTGTGGTGCTTACCCTCAATGAAAGAAGGCCAAACGTGTTTTACAAAATCTAAAAAATTTTTTTGGTAAACGTCTCTTTTTTCTAAATCTGTTAATCGTGCAACTATCTCACCAAGTTTAGTCATCTCATCATCAGTGAGATAGTCTGTTTCTATGTTAAAGTTATTCGTCATTATACAAGTTATCAAAAATCCTATTTACGTCTAATGTGTAATCTAAATCAGATTTTGAATAATGTATATGCTGAGATGGTCTAAAATCTGGTGCACCCTCTCCTGTTTGAAACCACGCAGGATGCGTAACTCTAACTCTGTTGTTCGGTAATGCTACGACATTACCTGTCCATTCGCCTGCATCTAGCAAATACATAACATGGCTTTGCTTGTGTTGTGCAGGATCGTCTGCTATCTCGCTCTCTGTGTAATCAACTGTAAATAAATATTTCGCTGGATACATCTCGCTACCTATCTTTGCAAGCCAAGGGCAAGGAGTCGCCCTGTCTAACGTATAAACAGCATGAGTGTGAGATGAACAATCCCAAGGCTGTGCATCATGTGTGTCCATAGGTTCAGGCCACTCCTCAACAGGAATGTCAGCCATCAAGCCTGTAATAGGCATCCTCGCCCACATAGCCCCACCATGCACATTCGGACTTTTTGTTCCATCGGTTTCCGAACCAGTAAAGATAACTTGAAAACTCAAACAACGATTAGGCATAGTCGTTACGGCTATTGCCATTGCGTGTAAGAACTCTCCGTGATATTTGTCGTGATTACAGGTGTACTCCCTCCTCACCCAACACTTGAAGTGAGGTATATTACTCTGTAAATACGGCATTAGTTTTTAACTAGTTTATACCCTTTGCTCTTAGCAGCCGATCTAATCTTAGCTAATGTCATACCACCAACGGCACCACCTTTTTTCATGCCCTTCTTTTTCATGACACCGCCCATTTTCATACCTTTAGCCATCATTTTGCGTGGTGAAACCTTACCACCCATCTTCATGCCTTTGGCTTTGACTTTGCCACCTTTTTTCATGCCTTTGGATTTTACTTTACCACCCATTTTATAACCCTTTTTCTTCATCATCTTATTTGCTCCTTTACTGATTTGTTGAGGGATTTGTGATCTCGATATTGCCATTTATTTTATTGCTTCAATAAAATTCTCTACAGCCGCATCTAAACTTTTAACATTACCACCTTCCTGCATAGCAGCAACTGGCATTTTCATATTAGCCAAAAGTTGATTAAAAAAATCAGGTTGAATAATCGGTGGAAGAACAGGTTGTGTCGGCATATTAAATTGCGGAAACGCTGGTAAATTACCTAAATCAAAGCCTGGAACTCTCGTTGATTCTACGATAGGACTTGTTGGTGCTGTTGGGGTTGTGTCATCTCCAGATGGCGGTAAATCTATAATCGGGTCAATCGGTGTGGTTGTATCGACCGCAGGTGGCAACATACTTTGTATCATATCTCTCATACGTTGCTCTTCTGCCAAACGTCTCTCTGCTCTTTCTTGATCTTTTCTTCTTTGATCTTGAAGCCGTTGATTTGTAGCTGCTGTGCTTCTTGTTTGTGCTAATAAATCTGCATACCCTAAAGGTGTGATGTTGCCAGCGTCATCTCTTGCCTTACCAAAAACACCACCAAGAACATTCGCTATACCTTTTTCAAATTTCCCCATATTTGCTAATTCATCTGTTGCATCGTCAATATTAACAAATGTGTTGTCATAGCTTGGTGTTAGATTTGCTGATCCTTCAAAATAATCTTTTTTATCTATATTTAAAGGCATCGAATCATCTTCTGGCGGAAAAACATTTAATGGTGCTGAAAGTTGAGATGTTACATCAGGAGTGTTAGATTCAATTCTTTCTAATAAATCTTTTTCATATGAACTATCTATATCTTCTCTTCCACCAACATTACCACTTATGTTGCTAGAAAAATTTTTATCTCTATACTTTTCTTTCTCAGCATAGACATCTCCAACATCTCCACCACCAATAAACCCTTGAACAATACTGTCCTCATTACTGTCCATTATCTCTGAACCTAAATTGTTCATGAAATTAGGGTCAAAAACATCGACCATACCACCTACATTCATCATCATGGGTGGCTGTGACATCGCTGGCAGCATTGCCTGTTGTACAGGACGTTGCATAGGGGGCATAGCAGCAGGTGCACTCAAGGGGGAAATATTTGGTAGTAGCTGCTCTGCGGTCTTGGACTCTATCGCGTCCTTATAACCTTCCATATAACTCTTTAACTTACTTCTTTTTTCAGCAGATACCGCCATATTCATAGGTGCGGGAGCCGCAGGTGCGGGTGGTCTTGGTTGCAGTGGGCCACCCATCCCAGAAGCAGAAAAATTTGCCATATAAAACCCCTATATATCGTCTATATAAGCGACTTTACTATCTTTTTTTTATTTTGACAATACGTTATCTATTTCTTTTACCGCTTGACGACACATCCGATACATAAAATCAAATTGTGGGTTCTGCTCACCATGTTCAACCTGGTCTGCTAACGCATTACGCAGTTTTTTCATGCGTTCACGCTCAAATCTTGAAAAAACAAGGTAAGATTTGTTCTTTAACACCTCTTCAAATGGTTTTTCTTTGTTTTGAACCAAATATTTCATCGCATATTCCATGGGAAGCGACACAGGAGTGTCGCCAGACTCGTAAAAACAGTACATTCGGTGCGTAATACCCAATTTTTTTGCCATTTCTACCTGCGTATAGCCTAAATCCATGCGATGGTAACGCATATCATGCCCCTGCCACTGGCTATACTCGGTTTTTGGTCGCTTAATTGTGCTCTTCATCTTTAACTTCCTTTAATATTTTTTCTTTTAGTAAATCTTTTGTAAAATCCTCTACAGAATTAAACCTTATCGACTTTCCAGACCATGACGCTAACTGCTCAGACATGATTTTTAAGAAAGCACTCTCTTTTGCAGCACCATAAATGCTCTTCTCACGCATAAAGTCTATCACAGAGGTTGGACCTTCACCCTCGAATACACTCTTTTCGCCTACATATAGTTCAAATTTTCTCATTATACACCTTTTTATTGTTACATATGGTATATATAGTAATATATTACATGATTGTCAAGTTGTGCCTGGGCGTTTGCGGAAAACTTGCGGAGCGAGCGACCGCGAGCGTAGCCCGCCCGCAGGGCGGCCTTGGGGCGAGCGAAGCGAGCCCGCCCGACGTTTTGATTGGTAGGGTACCTGCCCGACGGTTTGCCCTGCTTGTATACGCTCCCCGATCAACTGGCGAGCGAAGCGAGCCGAAAAAAAAACCGCCCACGAAGTGGGCGGTTTTCTGTAGCCATTCGGCAAGCTTTGTTCACAAAGCCTGCTCACGTTGTTTAAACCATTTATAAAGTGCGTCACCAATTCCGCAAAATATCGACGGGTTGCCTGCTTGGTTGTCGGGTTTAATTCTTATTTCGTTAGTATTGGCGGTATATGTTTTTAATATCTGATAACGTGCAAACTCGTCACCGTCTCCAAAACTTGCCCCATTGGTTGCCTGTGTGTGTGTCACAATAGCGGTTCTGCCAAATCTTTGACGCATTTCTGAAATTCTGCCCGCAATGTTTGATCTGCTTGTACCTGTTTCAAGCATCATATCTCTAACGGTTGCTCCTGTTTCTGTCCTACACATTTGATAAATAGTATCTAATCTTGTTCCTGCTCTAAATGGTTGCTCGGGTGTTGAAAGTTCTTCTTGATTATTGTTTGAATAATCAATGTCTTGTTCATCTGATGTATAAAACATTGCAACGACTAACCAAATCCAATTAAACATTTTGCGGGTTTCTAGTGTTCCTGCTCCTTGTCTAAATTCTATTGTTCCAATTCCGCCCCAATTAGCCAAATTAACTGTGTTAAACTTCCCACCAATTACGCGTGACATTTCGCCTGCGGTTGTTGCTCTTTCCCAATCTCTGATCACTGCCCTATTATTAACAAGTTTATCAATAGGTAAAGCAAAACGGTTATTTGTCCTGCTCCTTGGTTGCAATCTGTCTAATATTAATTGGTTCAGTGCATAACGTGTAATAACTCTTTTAACTAATGGTAAAGGCATTATGGCTTTTAATCCCATTAAAGAACCAAATTTCCAAGATTGCTTGCAAAACTCTTCTTCTAAAATATCAATGCTATTAATCCATTTATTACCAATATGAAAATGACCGCCACAAGATGAGTTAATTTTCGCGTTTAATTCATTACTTAAAAAATTAGTAATACTAGTTAAAACATTAAAAGAATAATTACACAAAGCAAACGGTTTAATTTTTAATTCGTAAACTTGATTTCCGCCATTTGGTGTTTGATCTGTTCCAAGATCAGCAAAATTTGTTAATCTATTAAAACCGTAAAAATCGCGATTTTCTTCGATATGTTCCACAAGTCTGTTTTTAATTCCTTGTAGTCCTAATGGCGGGCGAATGGTTGTTGATGGTTGAATATAAAACTCAATTTCCCAACCAATAGCAGGAAATGCATTTCGCGTATATGTTTCGTGCGGGTTTGTTGTTATGTTCATATTTAATTGATCTAAACAATTTAATAAACTTGTATGATTTAAATAAGAATATAAATTGTCTAGTTCCTGCTGTTCTTCGTCTGATATTTGAATATTATCTGGCATTTTCAAAACTCCTCGTTTATGTTGTTTGTGGGATAATCCCATAATATAGTTATAATATGTAATATATTACAAGTCAAACAATAATTTAAATAAATGTTCGGTTTTTTTTCAGCTGGCGGTTTGACCGCCAGCTGGACCTGGTGCCGCCAGGCACCAGATGCGAACAAAGTTTCGGGAAGGTCCTGACAGCGAGCTGCCGCCAGGCAGCTCGAACCCCGAAGGCAGCCGTCAGGCTGCCCGATTCCGAACAAAGTTTCGGAATGTTTCCCAGGCAGCGAGGTAATCCCCGATTCTGAACTTCGGCCAGCGAGCTGGAGCGAGCTGGCTGCGGGGAGGGCTAGATAGGCACGACCCGCAGCCGAACAAAGTTTCGGGTTTTCGTCTGGACGCAGCGGATCGACGCTGCGGGCTGGCGAAGCCAGCCAGTTCGCACGCTGTCCAGCGAGCGAAAACCCGAACAAAGTGTCGGGTTACGCCTCCGCCTCCCCGATTCTGCTGATGAGGGCGGTCGCCTGCCCCGCGAAGCGGGGTTTTATGCCGTAATTTTAGTGGATTGCGTTAGTTGAAGCTATCTCATTCCGAACATTTTTGTCTGGCGTTACGTTTTTCATTCTATGTTCTGCCAGTTTCTTAAATTCTTCCAGTTTCTCAAGGATTTGCTCCCTGTTTAAACCTCCCATATCCTCGTGCAACACATGGGATTTATTAACAAGTAGTCCAGTTGCCTTTAATCTTAGTTCCTCAGCCCGTATAGCGTCGCTAAACCTACCATTCTGCCACGCATCATTGCGTATCTTCAAAAGATCACGCACCGACTTCTCAACGGTTACACCGAACTTAGCGTTATTCTCCATACGCATCTCTTGCAACCGCTCCTGCACGACGGGATTACGCAATAGCCTTACCGCATCAACGGTTGGGTTTTTATATCCTGCATCTCTTGCCGACGCAGTTTGCGTCATGTCTTTATGCATGAAGTTATTAAGGAATTTTTGTTGTTTATCAGTAAGTCTCTTCCAACCCGCTTTAGATAAATCTTTAGATATTGTTTCTGCTACTTGTGACATAATATACCTCTTGCTAAAGATATACATGAATATTTTTGGATTCGCAACCGAACAAATATTTGGCTATTGGATAATGGAATGGGGCGGTTACTTACCGCCCATCATTCCCCCCTTTAGGGGGGTAAGTACGGTAAGTTGGTAAGTTGCAATGAAATCAATGACTTACCGAACAAAGTTTACTTACGGTATTAAATTGTAAGTACCGTAAGTAATATCTATTTATTTAATAAAAACAATTAGTTACAAGTTACCGCCCGATTTACTTACCGTGGTAAGTTGTAAGTTGGTAAGTAAATCAGACCAAATACCCTTAAATTGTTCTTCAGTTACACCGTAGCTACATAATGCTTTTTTCATAATTCGGGTTGCAGTATCAGTCCATACGATTGCCTGCTCCATAGCATACTTCCAAGCCCCAATTTCTTTTTCTAATAGGTCATTATCCCGTGATTGGTTTTCTCCCACCAAATGTCCTATTTCGTGCAATGCCGAAACATAATAACCCGTGTTCTTGGTTGGTCGTATCATAATAACCTTAGTTTTTTGATTAGCATAATAACATGGTGTTATATCATCTAACGGTTGGTATTTAACCGTTATTTTATGTTCAGCACATAATTCTTGAATATGCAAAGCCATATCAATACGTTTTACTAGATTAGTCATTAGTTACTATCTCCCAATAAAGTAATTAATTCATCAAATTTTCTTCTAAAAAACAATAGTTCTTCAACATAATTTTCGTCATATTTGTTAGAATTTATAAGTGCAGTAAAGTCTTTACTCATATTAACTAACTTATTCCTATTAATATCTTTAAATTCATTAAAAAACTCTTTGTGTACTTCTAACATTACAGTTCTCCCTTAATTAAAAATTGCGACATGATGTTTTCCACACTATCAGTTATGTCGTTAAATTGATCTTCATATTCGGGTTTACGATTGCCGTCATCATCAAAATGATCATCTAATGATGAATATTCTTCGATATAACTAGCAAGTTCTGCATATAAGCCTACCCATTTTTCAGCAGGAATAACAACCTTATCCATTACAGTTTCCCCTCTTTAAATGTCGGCATATAGCCATTAAGTGTATATTCTACATAAATGTCATTAATAGGATTAATAACTTTCACATTGTCAGAATAATAACCTTCCTCGATAGCCCAACGAACAAGTTTTTCTTCTAATATCCAAAAGTTATTACTTTCATGAGTATCTCTTTCCAAGTCTAATTCCCATTTAAAAGTCTCATGATCATTACCCATATAATCTTTAGTTGGTTGTTTATTACCACGAATAAAATAAAAATTATCTTTTTTAATATCAAAGTCTTTTTTATCAGAATAGGTATATAAATATTCTTTACCAAATTCAAAAGTATATCCTAAAGTATAACCAAAACGATCTTTTAAAGTATCAACAATATCTTTATTGTCAGATAAGTTAAACATATGTCTATAAATCATCATTACACATTCTCCCCTTTAATAACCTAGTTTTTTAATTGCTTTTTTTTCTTTAGATGTAGTTATATCTTTACTCCAATAACCATTATCTAAAATTTGATAAATACCATCAAAAGTATTTTCACCATTATAAAGAAAATTAGTCTCTTCATGGTAATATCCATATTCACCCGACTTAATCATATCTATTGCCTGCTCTTTACTTTCAGCAGTTACTTTATAATCATCATAAGCGGTATGATGAAATCTAATAATATATTCTTTAGTCATTACACATTCCCCCCTTTATTCTTGTATTTTAAAATCATGTAATATTTCATCTAAAATAAATATAGCATCAAACTTTTCATAAGTTTTGCCATCAATTACATAATCTTGCCATTCACATGAATTTAATAAATTTTGTTTATGCTTTTCAATTTCATCAATACAAGCACCATCAGTAATAAAGTCAGTCATATTCAGTTCTCCAAAAAAAATTAAGTTATATATAACATATATATCTATATGAAATATATTACAAGTATTAATTTAAATTATTTTACATATAATATTCTTCTTGCTTGACTTTCAGTTAAACCAAAGTGTTCTGCAACGTCATTAATACCAAACTTACGTTTAGTTTTTCTTTCCATATGAATACCCGTAATCTCCTCACTCATGACTCTACCCTTATTCTTTTTAAAATATTCTTTAATCTCTTGTATTTTTTCATCACTAAATTTTGTCATACTAAACTCCTAATTAAATTAATGTAGACAATCTACAGATTTTGGTAACTGAATTTAAGCAACCCACCATTATGCACCGAACAAATTATATGAATCAAACTATATCCACGGGGTATAAAATGTTCAGTGATCTGTAGTATTGCGACCTGCCTACCAGCCGACGCGAGGAGTGGTTGCCCCCGAAACCCGAACAAAAATCCAGGGGCTAATAGCCCCGTGGATCTTCGTATTGTTCTTTTTCTTCATCACTAGCACAACCTACACAAACGTGTTTCCCGTTCTTATCAGTAAAAGCAACAAAATCAGCTTTACTATAATCATGGCAATCTCTACATTGATAGCCAACCTTGGGTAAAGTTTGTTTCTTTTGTAATCTTTTAAGGTATCGTGATAAATATATAATAACTCCCACATTTACTCCTCTATTTTAAAGTTTATCGTTATTACTTGTTTCTTCTAAATGTCTAACAAGCCTATCCATTGCATCACACACTCCATTATGTTCTGCTTTTGTAAAACTATCTACAACCCATTCATCATCTTCTTTAATGTCTTTTGCAATACGTTTTATTCTTTCAAGTGTTATTTCACTCATTATTTACTCCTCTACTTTTGTTAAATACTTTTCATTATCTTCGTCAATAACTTCGCCTACCCAACTAAAATCGAGTTTACCGCTATCATCAGTGTACAATATAGGTTTACCGTTTTTATCTTCTATAACATCTCCATTATCATCATATTTACAAAATGTTATATCCCATACACCATAGTGATTAGGCATTTTAAACATACCGTTACCGTTCATTATTCATTCTCCTCTATTTTTTCTAATATTACATCATCATAGCCTTGAGCAATCCATTCATCATAATGTTCTTTTGCTCTTTCATAAGTAGTGTAATAATCATCTACACCACCTACCCACACTATATATTTCCATTTACTCACTATTCATTCTCCTTTTTACTAATCAAAAAACATTCATTACAACAGTCAATAGAAACTACATTATCCCATGCAAAATTAAAATCATCAGTTGTAATTTCATTAGTATTAAATGTTTGTTCACAAACACCACAAGCGATTGTATCTTCTTCTACAATATTATTAATATATGTACTCACTATTCATTCTCCTGCTCAACAGTTACGTTTATATCCCATTGAAATCCACAATGCTTAATATCCATACTTGCTAAAGCATCATGTATATAGTCAGAAATAATTTGAGCATCATGTTTATTTAAATGTTGATGAAATTTATTTATATCTACTTCAGATACAGTAATTTTTTCATCACTAAATATTTCTTTTAACATTATTCATTCTCCTTTTTTTCATCTAATATTTTTAAAGCAACATCAGCATTAGGTAAAAACAAATACCTTTTGCTCTTGAAAGATTTATCACCCATCATATCATTGACGAACATACATAAATCCCAACTATTAAAAGACTTAATCTTCATAGTCTCATAATCTATTACATGAATATCATCTTTATTATACATCAATAACTCCCTCTATTTTCTTTTTTAATGGATTTTTGTCCGATTGTAATTTACCGATAGGTGGTAATTTTAACTCACGACCATTTTGACCTTTTTTCTTACCGCCCACATACCTATCCTTGCCAACCTTTATCTTGACGTTTTTAAAACCAAGTTTTTCATAATAGTCTATAAGTCTATTAGTTTTTAACTTCATAAGAGAATTATATGTTGGAAAGTTAATAACGTCAGTATTATCAAAAGATAGTGTAGAATTACGACCTGCTAAGTTTTGAACATAATCAACAGTATCATTATATTCATCTAGTAATATATCTTTATTATCTCCATAATCGGGGCAAAAACCATCTATACCGAGATTTTCCCAATATAAAGTTTGTGATACCTTACGTTTTTTAATTCTACGTTTTTTCTTCTCTTCTTCTTCTTCATCAATAATATGTCTAATATTATTCATCAGTATCTTCCTCTTCACTTGGATTTTTAAAAAAAACAACAACACATTCTACTTCATCATTCTTTTTAAGTTCTTCTAATGATATTAAAGTATTTTCATAAGCCCAATTTTTATGACCTAGCATACCATCACAAGCATAATCTAAATAATCACTTCTAAATTTCATATTAAAATCTCCTGCCATATCGTCTAAATTGCTCCCATTTATAATCACGAATAATTTTAACTATATCATCATAGTCAAATCTTTTACTTAAGAACATACCAACAATGGCATTAGTAGACGTACCTTTTTCTATTTCTTTAATAATTTTATTCTTCATATTCATAACTCCTTTATAATAATAATATGTATTATAATTCATATTGCAAGTAAAAAAAATTACTTTTTATTGCCACTAAAATACTTCAATCTATAAGCATTATTACTTGGTCTATCTTGAATAATATTAGTATGTACATGGTGGCAATGCGACCAACCCAAAGAATTGTATAAATGAGCAGTATCTAAACCAAAGTCTTTGTAACCCTCAAGAATAGATTGAAAATAAGCCCTAGACGGTGGGGCAAAACTTGTTCTGTTCATAGTATATGTCATCATACCCATAATCTCTATTTTGCCATATAAGTTTGGAAAACCCTCATACAAGTCTAATGCCTTCTCACATTCTTCTGTAATCTCCCATAAACCCACGGGTAACATATCATGATTATTGGTTGACGGTTGAATGTCTGCAACACCACGAAATACTAACTTCCAATTTGGAATATATAAACTACCTAACTGTTTTGCATTAGGACAACGAAAAGCCATTTGGCTAAGATTTAAGTTGCTACCGTATGCGATATATAATTTTGTCATTCTTTACTCCTGTAATTAATAATTTAATACTACATGGGAAAATCCCATAAGTAAATAATAATTATAAAAAAAGAATTTACAAGCAAAAAAAATAATTTATTGTAAAAAAATATTACTGTAAATTTCCTCCACACTTAACCAGCAGTTTTTTCTGCTGGTTTTTTTTGTCATGTACTGCAGCAGAAACTTTGTTCGGCCTGGAGCCTTCATGAGATGAGTCTTCATGGGATAAATGTTCGGGTTTATATATTATCTCTGGCAGTCGTTGCTTCATATTCACCCCGACTCATCACCCCGACCGTCGTGCCAAGCCACTTCCTCCCACCAGCAGTGCTAAAGCTAAACTTGTCTATACGATTGTCAGTTATAAGTTCCCGAACAATTCCATCTAATACCCGTTGAGATAAATTGTTCAGGGCTTCAGGAGCGTCAGCATCAGTCATACGATTCGTTAGAGAATCAGCACCTCCCTGTTGCGATAAAGCTCTACCTTCCCGTTCACACCGAGCTATCCACTCGTACAGGGCAGTCTTTCTGTTATCCCGATTAGTTCCCATGTTCAGTTGTTCAATATCTTCACTCCGATCAACCAGCAATCCAGTATTTAAATCCCGAACAAACTTACGCACCTGTCTTTTTGCAACCCCGTTCGACTTGACAACCGCCCCGTCAAAGCACCGATTACGCTGATATTCTATGTTCAGTTCCTTACACTGGCGTTTTGCAGACTTCTCATCTACCTGCCACAACGCAAAAGCACAACGCACACCGTCTACAAGGGCAGAAGTACCCCGAATAAGGTTTCTGGCTTGTTCTGGTGTTGATATGACGGCATCATCTTTAACCTTGGTCATATGGTGGCACATCATCACTGAAGCTCCAGTTTCCGAACCTATTTTCGACATTAGCCCCGTTAAAGCTGCTCCCGCTGCTGGATCAGAGTTCACATCTGCGTGAACAAAAGACGCTAAAGGATCGAATATAATTAACTTTAAGTTATTTATTTGTAATATTTGTTCGTATATACGCTCAAACTCAGCAGAAGTTGTGAACTCCCCGTGAACATTTTGCAGTATCGGAAACACACCTCCTGCGTTAGGCAAAGCAACAACCCGAAGCTCATGATAATAATTAGCCCGATCATTGTTCGGGTCTAAACGCTGGATTCGTCGGTGCATCTCTGCTTCATCATCTTCTGCCGTAAATATAACCACATTCCCGAACTCTGTTACATTCGCCCCGAAGGAACTGGTCATAGAAGCCCCCGAAGCCACCTTCATAGCCAAATCTAACGTCAACATACCCTTGCCCGCATCACCCGCTGCGGATAAAATTATGGGTACCCCGAGCGGAAATGTTGCGTCCACGATAAATTTTTGTTCGGGTGCAACGCCAGTGAATCTGGACACCAGCATACTATCGTCCAGCAGGTTGATGTTATGTTTGGTAACATTGTTCGGAGTATTAAGAAAAGTATTTATATCAAACCCTTCAGCTATAGCGTCATCTGCGTCCCATCTCTCAGGCTTACCCCGAGGAAGAGTAAGCATCTTAACGGATTTAACATTAGCCTTGAGTGATAGCTCTTGCACAAGCTCAGCCAAACGCCTACCTGCTGTATCATTATCAGCCCATAAGATGAGTTCTTTGCCCTGTAAAGGTGAGAAATCATATTGTGACGCTGACTTCTTTGTAAGCATACCCGCTCCACCCATAGTACAGGTGGCTGTATAACCTAGATTGTTGAGTGCATCTGCACACTTCTCGCCCTCTACCCAGATAATAGTATCAGAAGCTAAAATGTTCGGGATATTATACAATGGTCTGACATCAGGCATACGAGGATACGGGTGGTCGCCAGTAAACTGCCTGAACTCTTTCTTAGGTTTACCATGCGTATCCAGTATAGGATTACCTGAACTATCCCGAACAAGGTATTTACGCACAGCACATATAACCTGACCTTCAGCATTTTTGTATAAATACTCCGAATCATATGGTGTTTGCCTGTTAATCTGGACTTTTACTGGATTCTCAGCAGGCTGCTGCCGAACAAAGTTTCTTTCTTCACCCAGGTAATCTGCGAACATTTCTTTAATTTCAGGTAGATTCATGCCACGACCTTCAATAAGTATCTTAACAATACCCCCGACACCAGTGTTTCCATTAAAGTCCTGACCCTTCATAAAGAAAGGACTGTTAGGATTTATGTCTATTTTTAATGATTTACCTGCTTCTCCCTGTAAAGACCCGATAGTAAACAAATCACCCTTTACTTCACCGTGTGGAAAAGTCTGCCGAAGAATGTCAATCTGCACCTGATTAGGCACTTTTTTAGATATTTCATTTACTAAATCTTTTGCATTAACACTATATTTTGTGTTGTCAAAAGGAACGATACGCATTATATTGTACTCCTATAGTCATTACACCTTAACCCGAGCAACGCCAAAATTGTTCGGGTTTTTTTTTAATCCCAGCAGGTACTCCTGAACTCACAATTTTTACATAAAAAGTAATCAGAGTCCATAGCAACACGAGGTAATATTTCATCATGTTGAACTGCTTTTAATATTTCAACTGCTTTATCACTTGTTTTTTGAGCAAGTTCTTTATCAAAATCAACAAACTCATAGTATATATCACAGGTGTTTTTATTTATTACTGTAAACAATGCAGGGTTTTCTGTTAAATCCATGTACGCTTGATACAATGCAATTTGTGATGCGTATGTTAAGTTAACTTGCCTGACACCTTTCCGAACAAATTCATTGAAGCTCCTGTCATTTGCAGATTTACATTCCCATAACATAGGATATTTAAAATCATCTGATCCACCGCATATAACACCATCAATATGACCCCGAATCTGATCATCTGCTATTGAGAAACCAAATTGTTCGCCATTTTTATCAGTGCTTTTAAGATCAAAGCCAGCGTTGTATATCCAACCATGAGCCATATCTTCAATCACATGACCAAACTGAAAGATGCGTAAGAGCTTTGCAGAGAACTCTTTATCTTTATCTGCCTTTTTACCCATGTATCTGTACTGTATCTTGCGTGAACAAGCGTCTCCGAGAGATGAAGCACCTAAATATTTTCTAGGCTCTTGATCTTTTTGTTTATCAAGTATCGCTTGATCTATCTTTTTCTTTATTTTCTGGCTTATTTCTTCCGAATGGGAACTCCGCTGCTTTATCCCCGACGTTGAATTTGAGCCAGATTGCTGCCAAATAAGTTTCGTTAACGTCATCTGCTATATCCTTCATTTGTTGAATACTTGAAATTAAATACAATACATCTTGTTCGTCCAGCTCTGTAAATCTTTTATTCCAGCCTACTTGACCGAACAATTTTCCTGCTTTGACTAATGAATCGTAAGACAATCTTCTTTCCAATCTGTTATTATTTTATTTTTTCTTTTCTTTTTGTTGCTCATAGTCAATGAAGCAACAACATAACCTTCATGTATAGCCATAGCACTAGCGTAATTACAACTGTCAAACAAATAACCTTTTTTATTTATTTCTTTTTTGATCCCGTTTAAAAGTTGTTTACGATCCAATACACGGTATTCGAGAGGTGTGTAAAAGCCCACTTCTTTTACCTCTTCTTCACAATCTAGTATCATATTAAGTTCTATTAATGGCATTTATTCATTCTCATTTTTTGTTGTTCTAAATAATCTTTGCCTTCTTGTTTCAATCTGCACCGATCTAGTGCCAGGAAACTGTTTAATATTAGACAAACTTAACTTTTCTGCACCTAAACTCAACTTTTTTCTCTCATCATTTGTTTTGGAATCTATTTGTTTAAGTCCATAACTCAAAGCCTTTAAACGATCTTCTCTTTCTTTTTGATTAATTTTAACTAAAGAGTTTTGTTGTTCTTTAATTTGTTTTCTTGTAGGAAAATATGAATTATCAGAATTATAATTTGGAGAATACTGTCTATTTAATTGAGCAAGCCTATCTTGGTTTGATTTTAAAGATTTTTGATTAATTTTAATTTCTCTTTTCTTCTTATAAATAAGATGATCAACCTTTTTTTTATTGAACAAATAATCTAATAGACAAGACGCTTTATATTTTGTCCAAGAGAAATCAAAAGGAGATATTGTATAACCTTTGTTAATTAATATTCTTCTTTGTTTTTCACTTACTGGTTCATTTAACCACTGTTTATTCTTCTTGGCTTTATTACTACTCTCAATCTTTCTTAGAAAGTCGTCAGCAGATGCAATAGCTTCTCTCTTATTACCTATACTCACTGCCCTTAAATCCCCATTTCTGAGCTTTGTAAGACCCAAAAAATTATCACCTAAATCAATAACCATGGCAAAACCATTAAATCCTGATGCCATTAAACATTTATCACTTTCAAATATTCTAATCCAACGAAATTGAGATTTATTTATTAACTCAACTTCTGTCATATTAAATTTTTTGAGTTTCATTTCTTCTTGTTTAGCAAAGTCATGACCACATATAGGACATTCACGAACACCTAAAGGAACTATCGAATTACACTCAGGGCATTGCTTTTGTGGTGCTTGACCATTTTCCTCTGATGCAACGTCATCTAAGTTAACTTCCTCATCTAACTTACCATGAGTTAATATTGATGTTCCAAAATCTAAAATTATACAGTCTTTTTTAATTATGTTCGGGTATTCATTTGGATCAATGGTTCGTAATCCACGCCCAATCATTTGCACCATTGTAGATTTATACGAACAAGGTCTTGTTAAAATAATACAAGATACAGGTGGTGAGTCGAAACCCTCAGTCAAAACTGCTACATTAATAACAACTTGCAAATCACCATTTGATAAACTTTGCAACATATTAACCCGAACATCTTTCTTTGTGTCTCCTGTAAGAACCTCTGCCCGAACACCTTGTTTTACAAACTCATCACATAAATCCTTAGCATGATTCTTTGTAGAACAGAAAACAACTGTTTTACGGTCTGATGCTTGTTCATGCCATTTATTAACAACCTCTTCATTAATAGGTCTTTTGTTCATGATACGAGCTACCTCGTCCATGTTAAATTCATCAATAGTTTTTCTAACTTGACTAAGTTCTTTTTGCACTCCGACATCAATCACAAATGGTTTGGGTGATACAAGAAAACCTTCACGAATGAGTGTTTCTATTTCTATTTGGTGTGAACAATTAGAAAAAACCTCTTTTAAACCCTTGCCATCACCCCTATTAGGAGTAGCCGTAAACCCTGCTATCCTAACATTTGGATTAATTTCTTTTGATTCTTTTATTATATTCAACCAAGAATTTGCTATAGTATGATGGCTCTCATCAATAATAATTAGATTAACCCGCTGCATACTCGATAAATTGTTCGGCCTTGATAGCGTTTGTACCATGGCAAACACCACATCACCTGACCAATCCTTCTCATCAGCATTTAAAATACTCGTTGATATATTAGGATTTATCTTTTTAAACTTGTCCATATTTTGATTAACAAGTTCATCACGGTGTTGAAGCACCAATACTTTATTGTTCTCCTTGTGCATCTTCCCTATCAAAGACGATAGCATAATAGTTTTACCTGCACCCGTTGGTGCAACGACTATTGTATTTTTATGTTTGTTTAATGATTTAATAGCAGAGTTTACTGCCACATCTTGATATGGTCTAAGTATCATTCCATCTCTCTTCTATAAAATATATGGTCGTTAATACGAACAGTCCTTGTAAACTGATATGACCAACTTGGTTGTACATAATACGCATGATAATGAGTAGCACCGTTTGTTGTATCATACAGATAGCCTTTCATTGTGGCTTCAGCTATATCAATAGCAAAACCCCATGCCATCATATCATTTATAGTTTCGGGTTTACCGTCGCACCAAAAGCTAAATTGACATTTATCTCTGATAGGAATGTTTTGATTCCAAGAATAGTAATAGCCTTGCTTAACGACATCACAAACATTATCAGGATATCTATAATCCCCGACTCTATTTACGACAACTTGAGCAACCGCCACTTGCCCCACCATAGGCTCACCTCTTGCTTCAAAGTAAATCGCCATGGCTAGACACATAATTGATTCAATCATTTAATCCTCCCGATTGTGGCGGGGAGTTTTGCGTCCTATGTACTCCCCAAACATAGTCCTAACGCACTACAAGGTGTTGACGCTAGAAATTCTTAAATAAATCCTAACAAGAGCTAACACCCTATTCAACATTAGATGTATAACTCTTGTCAGGTAGTTTAAAGTCAGATACCGAGGGTTCTTTCAAATACCTCCACCCATACGGTGTAGACAATATCGGACTTTCCATTTTAAGTCGAATACCGAAGGTTCTTTCGAATTCCTTCCACCCATACGGTGTCCGCAGATATTGGACTATTAGCTTAATAGATTTTGCTATATAAATTACAGAACCCACATTACCCATCATAATTATATCTCCAGGCCTTCTATCACTACCTATTGGGGTAATAATAATGATGACATCTATCTTGTGTGAAGTTCGCTAATAAAACTTCTGAAAAGGATGGTTCCAACCCAATCTCTAAATTACTGTTTAGCCCAATCGGGTGTAGGATTAGAAGTCGGTTGTTGCACTTGCTGAACTTGTGGCTCAGTAGGTAAATCAGAAAGTATATAATCTGTTTGACCAGGTGTTAAAGGTGCAATCAATGAGTTCTTATCACCGTAACCATTAGTGCCTTTTTCTATACCAATCCTAATACATAAATTCATACCGTTTAAATCTTCGATAGAATTTATTTGTCTTTTAGCATTTGCTTCAGGCGACATATCATCAGTACGGATTTGACGAGCACTTTCTAAAATAGAACGCATGGTACGCAAACCAATCTGTTTAGCTTGTGGCATACCACCCTCGGCAATCTTATCGCCATCAACAAACAATTTGTGCCATAACTTACGTCCTTTGTGTTTACCGCTTGTAATAGTAAACTCAATAGGCAACCATTTTGCTTTTGTTGTTGCACTTGCACGAAAAAAATTACCTTGACCAAACTCGGGTATCTCAATTTGACCCTCTTCAATCTTTAGAGTTACCCTTGCAACAGTATTCGCAGGTATAAGTTCTAGTGGTTCTAATCCCTTATCGGGTTCTACGTCATTAAAATTAAGCATTTACCTCTCCATTATTTTTATTTAATAAACTAAAAGTTAACAAACGATCCTCTGCCTTAGTGTTACCTGACATCTTTTTTAACAGATTACCTAAGTGAGGTGGTTCTAATAAATCTAAACAACCCGATCTATCCTTTGCAGGATAATTCCATTCGTTTAGAGTATGACATACAAACGCACGGTATGGTGGAGTGTTTTCATCACCTGGCATTATTGCCATAGTAATAACTTCGTCCACAATCCCTGGTAGTTCACGACCCGTCTTAGAGCCTTCTATTTGTAAATCATGTATTGGTCTACCGTAGTCGTCTGTGCGACTATCTAGTATACCAACAAATACAACATTCTTATCTCTAATATGTTGCAAATGTGTAAGCCAAGCCATCATTTCACGACCCTGCATACCGTAGGCGGCTCGAGTATCGAGCCTGCCGTTAGAAGTTTTGCAATCGGGTTGGCTTTGACACCATTGAAAACACAACCTACCTGCTACAGTAATACTATCAATAAATATACTGTCATATTTTGCCAACCATTCTTGCGGGTTGCCCTTTTCTTTGCAGAGTTGCTCATAATGTGCTTTAGAATAGACTTGATCATCATTTAAAGCAGGATTGCTACCACCAATATAACAAGCAAAATCACGACATTCTTGCCATGTTCTAGGGCGGATAACATCTATAGGCCACCCTTGTATTGCGGCATCTCCTGCTTCTAAATCCATAAACAAAGTTTTTTCTGAGTCCATTGTGCGAACCAAGCTAGTCTTACCGACACCACTTGGTCCACCAATAACGATTTTATGACCTCTTTCTTCTGCCATTCTTTCGTCGGCTGATATTATTTTTAACATTATTCTTCTCCCTCAAATGTTACTTTTACACCCTGCAACGAAACAGTACGGAACTTTTTAAGTTCGTGCTGAATAGCAGGTAAAGCATTAGAATATTTTGACTCAGGCACGGTAACAGATACCTTAGATAAGTGATCTGCATCTTCAGGTTTTAAAGTATTCAGATACTTTATCAAACCCTCTTGATCCCAAGCAACCTTTTTACGCAACTCTACTTTGACCTGCGTATTACCCTCTAAAAGATTAGCAGTACCAAAGTCTTTACCGCTATCATTTAGAACTTGTTGTGCCTGTTGTGTATAACGCTCTTCAAGATACTTATTAAAGTCTTGTAAATCTTTCTGAGCTTTTTTAAGATTGTCATTTAATCGTGCTTGTGTTTCAGCAAGATTAAACTTTTCAATGTATTCTACCTTTGACATAGTACACCTCATATAATTGTTAGGAACTTATAACATGGGAATTTCCCACAAAAATGTCAACTACTTTTTTTTAGAAATTTTGATTTCTATATTATTAACGGCTTTCATTAGCTTCATTTTTATTTTAAAATCAGTGGTTTGCACCCCTTTTGCATCCTCAACAATTTTTTCTTTTTTTCCATCTTCATGAACTAATGTATAAACAAAGTCGGCAACATATCTACAAATTTTAACATCATTTATAATTATATCAAACTTTACTTGTCGCTCTAAATCTTCAACAACACCTGCCATTTGCATAGATGCAAGTTGACCATAACGCTCTGCTTCCCATTTGGAATCAAACTTAAATCCCATAAACTCTGTTTTTTTAGCGTTATACTTATTATACTTCCCATATCGTATGGGATAGTGTATATTACTTTTAATCATAAAGAAAGGATAAAGTATATGGCTTCAAATGAAAAGTGGAAAAGTGTTAGCGTTGATATTAAGACATATAAACAACTTAAAAAGATAGCTGTAGACGAAGATAGAAAAGTCGGACAACAAATTACAAATCTTGTAAAAAAAGAGTATGAATCAAGATATGGTAGTGAGATCAAAGATATGGGTATTGGTTCTGCGAAGCAAATGCAATGAAAAAAGAAGTATATGTATATGCGACACAAGAAGCAGAAAATACACCAATAAAAATTAATATATTAGAACGTAACAAAGAATTTAAACATGACTTTCAGCAACATGAGATAACGACACATCAAGCTCTTAAATTAGCTACTGAAATATTATTAATGTTGAAAAGTAAAGTTAAAGACTAACTTCTTCCATACGCTTACATAAACGCTCCGCCCGATTTGGCACCTGTTTATGCCACCTCGAATCACGCATCTGATTTGCACTTTCCTGCCACTTGCCATCCATGACAGCTTGAATATGTTTGCGAAACTTACTGTATCTTGGTCTACCTAGATTAAACATCATATTTGCTATTATTTGTTTTACTTCCTCTGGTAGTTTATCCCAATCATCATAAACTTTTTTACAATCCTGTATAACACTTTGTATGTCTTGCTCAAAAAGTTCTGTTACTCTTTCTTCAGATACCTTTGCACCTAACTCCAAATCAAATTCTGGTTCGTCCTCACGGCACAAATGTCCGATTCCTACCGTCTTTAGGGAAAGATGATCGAGGTATGTTTCATACTTGACCCCCTCATCAATGATCAGTTGTTCTTTTAATTTTTCTAAGTCCATTAGACTAATCCTTGTTCTGCTAAAAATCTAGTTTGTGGATTTGGATTTAATATAATTGAAGCTCTATTATTAGGCTGTGTCACATTTACCTGGGCTATATCCGAATCTATGTTCGGAGCTGGTAAATTTTGTTGTATTTGAGATACTTGATCATCTGGTTGTGCATCTTGTTCTTTACTTTCAATATAACTTTCCAGTTGTTGTTTTGCATCTCTTCCCATATCTCTTGTAACTTGTTGGGGTGTTTGTCTAGCGGTTGCAGACAGAGCAGATATAGTATTAGATATTGCTTTTGCAAACAAAGTTGCATCTGGTATTTTTTTACCAGCTTTTTGTGCTTTAAGTTTTGCATAATCATCTAATGTTGATTTGTAAAAGTTTCTCATACCTAAAATTCTTCCAAGAAAACCAAAACGTAAAACCGAACCTATATTCTGTAAAGGACTTGCAGCTATATTAGCAGCTATCAAATCACCTCCATCAGCTTTTCTTGCCAACAACTCTAATTGTTTACCAAAAGCCAACATATCTTTACCCATTTCATCACCAAATACCACAGCTAGTTTACCATCTTCACCTTGTTTTATCAGTCTACTAGAAAATGCTTTAACAGCATCTGCGTTAGTTGTCTGTGTTGTACCAAAGTCACCAATTAATTCTTTCAGATAAAAACCTTTTATACTTTCTCTTTTTTGTGGGTCAACGCTACTTAATATTCTTCTTACTTCGGATGTTTTTGTAGTATCAAGCGTTAAGTTTGACGCTGCTTGCAAATCACCTATTTGATTTGTTCGAATTTTTTGAAATAAATTTAGTGATCTTAACCCTGCTTCTTCATTTGCAGCAGTTAAAACATCATTAAGGCTTCTAAGAATACCTTTTTCTTGTTTCCAAATATTTTTAATGCTCTCTGATGTTAAATCATTAAAGTTTGTTTTAGCAATTTTAGCACTTAACTCTTTTATTTTAGCTGCGTTATTACCAAACAATACATCAGCAGTTCTGCCTAATCTATCTATTTTCTTTTGAAATAATAATCCATTAAACTTACCTGCAGCATCAGAACCTATGTTCGTCTCTGTCATGGCATTACGGAGCCATTGACCAGCCAGTAGCTCTCTAAATTGTTCGGCATTACCAAAACCGCTTATATCTCCCTCTGCAACTGCATCTATAGCTTTTCTGAGTATTTCTGGTTTACCATCTTTAATTAAGTTATTTGCAAGAAAGTCAGCGTTTACACCTTCACCTATAATACCCTTAGAGCTAAAATCTTTAAGTGCTGCCGCTGATTCCATATCACCAAATATTCTATTTGTATTTTGAACTAAATCTCTATGTGCAAGAAGTTTTTCATTTAACCTTTGTACAGTGCCTGGTTTTAAAACACCTGTTCCAATCCTTTGTCCACCTTCTGTAATGTCAAAATTTCTAATTAAATCTTCAACTTCAATAGGTGTTAATTTTGCATCTATTTTTTTAATTATATCATTTATGTGATTGTAAGCACCTTGAGTGATAGCAATTGTATTACTTGTACCTTCTTGTCTAACACTATGATTCATGGTTTTAAGAGCATTTAAATCTTTTCTTAAATCAAGCAAACCTGAAAAAGACATTTTACGTCTTTGTGCATATTTTGTTAATATTGAAGCTATAGCTGTATAATCTCTGTTGGTTGGTGTATCAGGTTTGGATTTTCTTATATCTAAAGCCATTTCTGCTAAATCATTTGTAGGTATAACCTTGTTTTGAAATGGAGCTTGATTTATTATTGCAGCTATTTCAGCAGTGCTATCATCTATATTTTTTGTTGCCTGTATCCAAGATTTCTCTAAAAAGTCTAAAGCGTCTGCATCTAAATTTGAATTTTTAGAAGCCGCAGCACCCATGCTTTTTAACAAATCATCAAGTTGATTTAAAACTACATCTGCTGCTTTTTTTTGCGAACCTAATATCTTTTTAAACTGTTGATCAGATGCTTGTAAAATCATTTGACCAATATCTTCTGACGTTGCAGCTTCACCAACCACTTGTTTATATGCTTCTAATGTAGTTCTTATGCTTTCATCATTTGTTTCTAATCTTTTAGAAGTTCCGAATATTTTTTCGGATATTCCTGCAGTACGTCCTAATAATGCTGGTGCTCCAATGGTTTGTAAATTTGGTAGTAACGGTGTTTTAACCTCTTTACCGTCTATTTTAGCTGTTCTTTCTAATCCACTTCCTATTGTTTCAAGTTCAGTCTCTGTTGGTTTTTTACCACCACCAAATATTTTAGTTACATAACGCAAACCTAAAAAGGGTACACCTATAACCGCATCTATAGCGGCAGTCGTGGCTATTTCTTTTCCGACATCAGTAGCTACCTCACCAAATGTTTGATCTTGTAAACCACGAGCAGTTTCTACAACTTCTTCAGCAGCTTTAGCACCACCAGCACCTAGACCAGCACCTACAGCACTACCTATCAACACACCTGCAGGCCCACCAGGCAAACCCACAGCGGCACCCTTAACAGCACCTGCTATACCACCAGTTAACTCTGGTGTTATGCCACTTAAATCTGCAAAATCATACTTACTAAAACCCGACTCATCAATCAATGTAGGTTTATCTATGTCAATACCAATCTTTTTCGCACCAGATACGTTTAAACCTAAACGACCTCTATTATCACGAAAATAATCATTTTCTGTCATACCATAATTTTCTTTAAGTCTTGTCTCTTCACCTAATTTATTTTCGGCAAAACCTAAATCAAAACGTAACTTTGCGTTACGAATACCAGATGTTGTATCAATTTCTTGACCTTGTTCGGTTTCTTGAATATTTGTTCGGTCTGCTTTTTGTGCTCGTAACTGCCGTATTAAATCTACTATTTTTAACTTTTCTTCAATAGTAGGTGTCTCTCCAGCTATTTCTGCATCAAAAGTTAAATCTGGCAGTTGTATACGTATTTTACCCATATTAACCTATTTTAAATAAAGGAATACCATCATCACTTGTTGCAATAGGTTGAAATGTAATATTTTTGCTTACAGTTCCTTCTGTTGCTAAACTAGCTATTAATTGACTATCTATTTGTTCAATTGTTTTTCTATATTCTTTGTCTGTTAAATACATATCTCTGTCTTGAAAATCTCTTAATTGAAGTCCAATAGCTTCTCTTCTTGACAAAAATATTTCTTTAGTTTCTCTTACTTTTTTAGCTATCTTATTTGGATCAGTGAGTAATGTTAATTCGCCAAGTGCTCTTTTAATTGAATTAACATCTTCGTTTGATATACCATTACCCGTTTCTTGTGTTAAAAATCTTTTATATTGAGCTATGATTCTATCTTTTATTGCATCTACATTATTAAGTCTTCTATCTACTTCGCCATCTTCATTCAGAAAAATAGAATAATTTTTACCAAATAACCCAGTAACAATTTCATCATACTTTGTTAAAACTTGTTCACCAAAACCACTTTGCTTACCTAAATCATCTAAAACTTTTATAATTTTATCAAGACTTGCTTCAGCTTCTAATGTATCTGTATAACCTTTGGCAAGATTTATAACATCTGAGCTTGGGTTTACATAAACTCTTTGTAAATCATTTTTTCTAGTTGCAGTCTGAACTTTAATATTATCAATTCCTAATATAGGAGTATCTATTCTTGCTAAAATTAAATCATTATCTGGTTTGCTAGCTTCAATCTCTGCCTTAGTTATTTCTTTATTTGCTTTTAAAGTTTCTATTTGAGTATTAAAATAGTGATCAAGTATGGCTTTATTTCTCTCACCATATTGTTGACGCATTTCCTTTTTTAACTCAATCATAGCGTTTATTTTATTTTGTATGGCAGTATTTCTTGCAGCTTTATCTTTTGCGACCTCACCCAAAGCAAAACGACCAGCAGCTATTTCTTCTGCTTTAGCTTGCTGTCTTGCTTTTTCAGCTAATGGAAGAGCTTTTTCACCAGCTTTTCCAATTTCAGCCATTATTCTTCCAATATTAAAACCTTTACCTGCTTTATTTTGCATCAAAGCTAGTCCGAAAGCTGTAGCAGCAGTTCTTAAATCTGGTTTTCCTGATGGATCAAGACCAGTTGCTTCATAAAATTCTTGTTTATAATCTTTTATATCACCTATCGTTGGTATTGATCCTTTAAATACGTTTTCATAATCATTTAAAGATTTATCAAACAAATCTTGACTAGCCTTATCATATTTATCAACACCCTCTAAATCAGGTCTAAAACTATCTTTTTGTAGTTCTGTAAACTCTTCAAATCCCTCCATTGTAGGAGTTAAACTTTGTTCGGTATCATCAGCACCATCATCAACATCAACATTATCATCTACAACATTATCTGAAGTAACTACATTTTCTGCAGTTTTATCTTTCTTTTTTAGGATAGGTACATTCGAAAGCAAGTTTAATTTTTCTTGTATTTCATCTGGTATTAAGTTTAAATCTATACTTTTACCTGGCATAGGTGGTTTTATTATTTCATTATCATCAATAATTTCTTCAGAATCTTCTCCCGCAAAATCGAAATTTGCTTTTGGAAAAACAAAATTTAAACCACGTTGAATACCTTTTGGATCAGCTTTTGGAAAAATAAATTTTAATAAACTATCTTCAGCCATTATGCACTTACTCCTGCATTTTGTAGGGCTGTGTAAGCACCAACGCCAGACATAAATGGGTTAGGCTCTGGTGTTGTAACAGATTTAAATATAGATGGTATTGAAGCACTAGGCATACCTGATAAGAATTGTGATCCTAATTGTAATCTTGTGTAAGGCTCCATAATACCCTGTAAAATATTTTGTCTATTAGCATCAAGTCCTTCTTGTTGAAAAGCTCTGCCTATTCCACCTAAATTAACTAAATTTGTTAAATCAGCACGACCTAACTCTGATGTTAGTCGTCCTAAATCTCCAGTAGTACCAGCGAGACGATTATAAACATCACCCAAAACGCCAAATTTTCCACCAATATCTCCAAAACGGCTACCTACCTCTCCTAATTTACTACCAAGACCGCCCATCAATTCTGTAGAGCCAAGAAAGTTTTTCATGGCCTGTTGAAAGCCACCAGAACGCAATCCACTTAATGTTCTTGCTTTTTGATCTGCTGTGTTTCTTGCAAGTTCTGCTTCTAATACAGCACTACGACCACTACCACGACCTGTTCCTACACCCTGACCTTTAGCTTGCAAACCACTTAATAATTCTTGTCTTCTTTTATTATAATCTCGGTCTATATCTCGCTCCGCCTGTTCAATGACTTGCTCTTGAAACGGATCAAAAAACTTTTGCATACCTGCTGTTGGGTCAGCTAATTGTCCTATGCCCCTAGATATTGCAGTTCCAGCCGCACCTATAGGTGATAATGCTGCACCTAATGTCGCTTGCCCTTGACCCAAAGCACCAGCACCAGCACCAATTTGACCTAAACCACTTTGCATAAATGGTGCAAAAGACCCGAACATTTGTGGAGCATATGCAAAAGCCATCTGCTGTAGTGGGTCTAATCCAGCTACTTGAAAATCTGGTAAATCTAATGGTTTATCTATTAAACCAGGTGTTGTTTGAGTGTCTCCGTCAAACGTGCCATATAGACTTTGCAAAAGACGTTTTTGTAAACCCTCAAGATAAGGTGGTAAGCGTTTTACTTGTTCAACTGTTTGAACTGCCATTATGCCATCCTCTCTAATTGACCCATCATATCATATGCTCTTTGTATGCCAAGTCTTTGATTGCCGTTACCTAAACCTTTAACGGCATCTTTAGTTAAAACAAATTCACCAGCAGTCAACATAGCTGGCACATCATCTTTTGTTCCTGATCCCTCTGATGGGTCTATACCGCCATCGCGTCTAGGAAAATCCATCTCACCACCTTGTTGTGCAGTTTTAATAAATCCTAATTTTTTAAGAATTTCAAGTTTTGTATCAAAGTCAGTGCCAAATCCAAACGGTGAAAAAATTGGTTTATCTGATTCTAAAAATTCTAGTATACCAGAAGGTCTTCGTGGCTCTCTAGGCATACGTTGTTCTTTCGTATCTCCGCCCTCTTGCATATATTTAATTCCACCAATTTGTCCGCCAGGGCCACCAAATCCAAAAGGTCTACGCTCAAAAGCAGTACGTGAATCCTCATCCTCATCACTAGAAAACAACTGTGTTAACAATCCTGCAGCAAGACCCTCACCTAATTTCGTGTTTAACAAATTACCGATTAAACTATCTTCAAATCCTAATTGTTGTGCTAATTGTCCTGACATAGTTGCTGGTTCAAATTTTTTTGCCGCATCTATTGGTTTTCTTGTCATAGTTTTTGTACTATCTGGATCAATTTGACTTGCTGCATTTACTGATTGTTGTGTCGTTTGACCTGTTAATTTTGGAAATTTTCTTTGTGCAAAAGTGCCGCCCACACCTCCTAATAGTGCAGATCGTAAAGCATCTTTAGTATTTCCCCCTGCGACCACACTACCTAAACCACTGGCTAAAGCATTAGTAATAAAAGGATTAGCGGCAAGTTTACCTAAACCTACACCTTTAAGAATACCTGTCGCAGCAGGACCTAACAAAGCTCCAGCAGCTACTGGTAAAACAACCTTTTTTAATACGTCACCTAAACCCATGCTCTTATCCTAACTTATTTCTAAATAACTTACAACCAAATGTAAACGATTAGCTGTAGCTGCTGTTGCTTTTAATATTTCAGAGTCTTGTAATACTAATGGTTGTGTCAACAATTCAACTGTTGTATTTGCACTCACAGCCTTTACTTTAAACAAACTAAACACTGCACTATCTGTATCTGTTATAGTTAATGTAATTGTATCAGCATTTCCACTATCTTCTGATACAAGCATTGATTTTATAATATTTGTAGAGCCAACAGGTGTTGTCAACACAGTTGTTGCATTTGTTGTTGTTAAATCTACCTTTGCATTTTTGTATGTATTAGCCATTATCCTGTAAACCAACCAAATGCTTGTGCATCATCTTCAACTGTGCTTGTTGTTT